TCTTGAAATTTGCGATTGTCGGCTGCCATTTTGGCGCTGACCGCGGCGTCAATGCCTCCTCCGAAGAGGCCAGCTATTGCATCGAACGGCATTAGAGCCTGGTCAATCCGGGTACGCCGTACTGCGGCATGGGCCGAACGCTTCTGTACTGGAAGTACATATCCGCGAGGAGATCTGCGGATCCGTAGGTGCCCGGTGTCGCGAGCATTCGGGCGACCGGGGGGTTTTCTTCGATGAATGAAGCGCTGAGCGTCGGCCGTGGCATGAATTCTTGTGCTAGGTGCCAGATGTCCATCGAGGACGGGTGCGAGCTCCGGAATATGGCGGTGATGTTGCTCGGCTTGTATCGGTATTCGGCGAAGCGTGTTTGATATCCGAAGACGGTTTCATCTGTTGCTGATCCGTCGGCATATATTTCTTTTGACAAGACGGCTTGTTCGCCAATGTTGGCGAGTTCGGGCCAATAGAAGTCCCAGCGGGTTCGGCGACTGTGTGTGCGTTCGACTCCTTGTTGATAGTTGAGATCCGCTCTGGCTGATAT